TGGCGCTGTGGCTCTGAAGGCTTGTATCTTTCCCCACCGAGTGCCCATGCAATAGCATCTAGAACGCTGGTCTTGCCCTGACCATTTTTACCGCCAAGAATAGTCAAGCCATTTGCTGAAGGCACTAATTTTACCGCTTTAATTCTTTTAACATTTTCAAGTTCAAGACTGTTAATTTTTACTGTCATTGAAATAGCTCCTTTTCTTTTTTCAGCCACCATATAAGAGTAGAACGCTTAACTCCTATGATGATTGCTGCTTTTCTAACGGAACACCCTTGTTCTATTAAACTTTTAGCTTGCGCAATAAGCTCAATACGTTCTGCTTTTGATCTGTAATTGGCTGTTTCTCGTGGCATAACTTTTGCTAAAGCTAAATCTGTATCAACGCTGTTTACTATAGCTATGTATAGAGCTGTATAATTCTCAACAGGAAAATTTAAACCGTAATTCATTGTCAATCCTTCCATTTATGCTATAATGTAGACAATACAGGTTGTTCACTGCAAAATGTATTAACCTTTGAGCTA